TGGCGGCGGAGGATGTCGCGCCTGCGGATTCGATCATCTCGCTGGTGGACAATGTTTGCATGGTGACGCGCGAGCCGATCGATCGCCTGCAACAGATCATCGCGCAATCCTGGTATTGGATTGGCGGGTTCTGCGCGCCGTCCGATACGACCACGACGAGCCTGACGGTGGCGACGGCGACCAACGCGAATTTCAAGCGCGCCGTCATGATCGAGCATATCGGGTAGTCAACCGGATCGGCGTGGCCCGCGGCAACCTGATGCGGAGTTGCTATGTTTACCGATCAGCAGAAGACGGATATTCGGCGGTTCTGCGGGTATCCCGCCTATGGCGCGGGTGCGGCGGGCAACATGGGCTGGCGGTTCTTTACCGCGTATGGCGCGCTGGAATACCGGATGAACAACCTGTCGGCGAATGAACTAGCCGTGGTTGTGACCTACCTGGCTACACTGAACCAACTGGAGCAGGCAGTGCCAGGCGCAAGCCAGAACCTGGATAGCGATGCGGCGGCCTCGTGGCGGCATAACAGCAATGAGGTTGCTGACCGGCTGCGGCTGTTTGACGGCTGGCGGCGGCGGCTATGCGCGTTCATGGGCGTGGCACCGGGAGAGGGGCTTGGCCAGGGTGGCCTGAGCCTGGTGGTATAATGGACGGGCCAACGCTCCAAAACCTGATCAGCAAAGGCTGGGGTGTCGCGGCCAGGCGCCTGGGGACGCCGTTCATGGTGTTCCGGCCGCGTGGGATATGCAACCCGCTTGCGACGTTAAACCGCGTCATCAAGCTGAATGCGGTGTTCAATGCCGAGGATGAGAGCTTCCGTCGCGTGGCCGGCTACGGCGACGCGGTTTGGTGGGGCGTGTTCGACTCGCTTTATACCAGGGCTGGCGACTATCTGTCGGGGCTCGATATTTGTGGCAACGCCGTGGTGTTTTTTATCGCGGCACAGCGGCCATTGCTGCCGGCGCAATGCGTGAAGACCAATCGCGTGGTGAAGGTGTTGCGGCCCCCTGCCCCGCCTTCCGGCGGGTATGGCGGCATGGTACTTGAGACGGCGGTGCCGATTATCGACGGATGGCCGGCCAGTATCCTGGCGCAGGTCGCGCGGGTTTCGGGCACGCTGCCGGAGTCGAAATTTGGTAATTGGACGCTGCTGCTGCCGCTGCTGCCGGCCACAATCCTGGTTGGCGATGTCGTTACGGACGATAACGGGCGGAGTTTTCTCGTGGCAGCGGCCGAGCAGAGCGATCTGGGATGGCGGATAACGATCAAGCAGGTCGCCGGGTAGCGGGACGGTTTACGCGTTGGAGGTGACGGTGGCGGATCTCTCCGATGTCGAGGTGGCACTGGTGGCCGCTGTCTTGGCGCTGGCGCAGGTGACTGCGGAAGGGTGTCCGATCCTTGGCGGCAGTATGGTGCGGGTGTTCCGGGGCGGGCCGCCGGTGACCGCGCTGGTCGTGGATCGCGCGACCGGCGTTGTGGAGATTAGCGTCTTTCCGGTGCCGAATGCGACCCGCGACAGGACACGGTGGGGGGTGCAATCGACGACGCTGAGCATTGCCTCCGGATTGAGTGCGACAGTGAGCGGGCAGACGGCAACATTCGAGGGCGCGGCCCTTGGCGGCGAGCTCGCCGGCGTGTTGGTGAATGATCAGCCCTTGGTGTATCAGGCGCAAACCGGCGACACCGCGGCCTTGGTTGCTGCCGCCTTGGCCGACCAGATTCGCGCGACGCAGATTTGCGGCCTGGATCAATCGACATTGACCATACCAGGCGCCGTGACCCTGGTGGCGCGCACGACCGGGCTGGCCGCCGTTTTGCAGGAATGGGCCCGGCAGGAACAGGAAGTTCGGATTTCCGTCTGGGCGCCCACGCCGAAGGCGCGGGATCTGGTTTGCAGCGCGATCGGCGCGGGGCTCGCCCAAATTGCCTTCCTGACCTTGGCCGATGGATCGGCCGGACGGCTGGTCTACCGTAAAACCGCGAGCTTCGACGATGACCAGGTAGCGTCGGTTTATCGACGGGAGCTGGTTTATGATGTCGAGTATGGCACGACGGTCACGATTCAAACGCCCACGATGCTATTCGGCGACCTGGTCTATAACGGAACGCCGATTTATGTTTGAGGGAGTAGTTCGCTCATGACCGGTGCGCTGGTGGTGGTCCGCCCATTCGGATCACATAAGGTTGGTGACTTGATCACGGCGACGGCGTTGATGCGGTCCGCACTGGCGGGCGAGCACGCACGCGATGTCGTGACGATCCAGTTTCCGGCACTGCCATCGCCGCCGGTGAAGGAGAGCTGAGCATGACCATATATCAGCAAGGCAGCATAAATACCGCGGCGCTCGTCGTGCCGGATCTGTATGTGCAGATCGTTGCACCGCAGAACCTTGTGCTGAATGGCGTTCCAACGAACCTGATCGGGATTGTCGGGACGACCAGTTGGGGCCCGGTCAACCAACCGGTGGTCGTGGGATCCATGGCCGACTATGCCGCGGCGTTCGGGCCGGTGATTGTTCGAAAATATGACATGGGCACGCATGTTGCGACTGCCGTGCAGCAGGGTGCGGCGGCCTTCCGATGCGTGCGCGTGACCGACGGCACCGACACCGCCGCAAGCTACAGCATAGGGTCCAGTAATGGCACCTATGCGGCACTCTTGACGGCGCGCTACACAGGATCGCTCGGCAACCTCATCACCTTCTCGATTACGGACGGGTCACAGGCCGGGACTTACAAGCTGACCGTCGCTATGCCGTCCATGTTGCCGGAGGTGTATGACAACCTGCCGCAATCGCCGCCGCCGGCGTTCTGGGCCGCGCTGGTGAGTGCCGTCAACAACGGTACGGGGCCGCTGCGGGGGAACTCGCACCTTATCGTGGCGACGCCGGGATCGGCAAATACAACGACGCCGACCACCATCGCACCACAAAAGCTGCTTGGCGGCACTGATGGTACGGCGAGCGTTACCGCGGCGACGCTCGTTGGCCAGGACATGGTTCCACGGACCGGCGTGTTCGCGCTCCGCGGGCAGGGTTGTAGCATCGGGCTGCTGGCGGACACCGATGATCCGACGCAGTGGCTGACGCAAGCGGCGTTCGGCACCTCCGAAGGCGTCTATATGATATTGACCGGGCCGACCGGCGACACCATTCTCAACGCCGTGGCAGTGATTCAGCAGACCGGGCTGAACGCAACCTCCGCGAAGTTGATGTTTGGTGACTGGATCTACTGGTCCGATCAGTCCAACGGCATGATCCGGGTGGTCTCGCCGCAGGGCTTTGTAGCGGGGCGGCTCGGGAATTTGTCGCCGGAGCAATCCAGCCTGAACAAGCCGCTGTACAGCATTGTCGGCACGCAGAAATCGGGGGTGCCTGGCAGCGGCCAAGTGGCGACGTATAGTGAAGCGGAATTGCAGTCGCTATTCCAGTCTGGGATTGACGTGATCGCGAACCCACAGCCGGGTGGCGCCTATTGGGGCGTCCGTTGTGGCCATAACACGTCCAGTAATCCGGCCGTGGATGGCGACAATTACAGCCGGATGACGAATTTCATTGCAGCGACTCTGGCGGCCGGCATGGGGCCGTTTGTTGGGCAGGTGATTAACAGCCAGTTATTCCAACAGATCAGGGCCACGCAGTTGAGTTTCCTGCAGACTTTGCTGGCGCAGGGTATTCTTGGGCTAAATGGTGCGGGGCAATTGCCGTTCTCGGTTATCTGCGACGGCACCAACAACCCGCCGAGCCGGACCAGCCTGGGTTTTGTGCAGAGTGACGCACAGGTACAGTACCAGGGCATTAATGAGAAGTTTATCGTGAATGTCGAGGGCGGCCAGACCGTGGTTGTGCAGCAGCAGATACTGCCCAGCTAGCGGCAAGCCGTCGGAAAGGTTGGGGGCGATCGCACATCCCCCCAAGGCCTGGCTGCTTGGATCTTCTTTCCATATCGTATTCATTCCAATGATCAGAAACCGGGAAAGAGCCGATCATGCCCGTTAACTCGTTTTCAATTGGCCGCGACTGTCAGCTTGTCGTGATGGGACCGCAGGGTCGTGTCGATTTGACCTATGTGACCGGCTTCGAGAGCCGGCAGCTGACTCAGTCGGTGCGGCTAGACCGCTTGGATGGCGTTCCAATGGGCGCCGAACTGCCGAAAGGATGGGAAGGCAGCTTTGAGGTCGAGCGCGGAACGAGCACGGTTGACGATTTCATGGCGGCAGCGGAACAGGCGTTCTTCACGCAAGGATATCTGCCGGCCGGGACGGTTTATCAGTATATCCAGGAAGTCGATGGCTCGACGTCCACGTATCAATATAGCGGCGTGGTCTTCAAGGTGAGCAATGCCGGTACGTGGCGGGGCGACGCCGCGGTGAAGCAGAAGCTGGAGTTCTTCGCCACCCAGCGGCAGCGTATCTGATGATGACGCCATCGGGACGATTGCTCGCGGACGCTGCCCGGTCTTATACGGCAGTCGAGGCGTCCGGCCGGCGGGTAACATTTCGGCGGCTTGATGCGCTGGACCGGCTGCGGCTGTTCAAGGCGCTGGGCGCGGAGCTTTCTTTGAATGCGCCGTATTTGGGGATGGCGCTGCTGGCGTGTTCAGTGACGGCCATCGACGATGTGCCGGTGCCACAGCCGATCACGGAAGAACAACTGGAGTCGCTGGTGCGGCGGCTCGGCGATGACGGCATGGCGGCCGTTTCCGACGCCTTGGAGGCGGCAGAGCATGCGGAGGCTGGCGGGGCCGCCCCGGGAAACTGAGTGGGCACGCCGATCTGGTCGATAGTTTGTATCTTGTCCGGAATGGCGTGCCTTTTGACGTGGCGTTTGCCTTGCCGGTGTCGGAACGGTTGGCTTGGGTTGTTGCACTGGGCCAGCTCGATGGTCGCGTGTTCGACTGGACTTCGTTGTCATGGCACGGCGAATAGCTCGGCGCTGTTCAATGCGCTAGTGCCGCGCGTCGTTCATGTTGCGGCGAAGTGGTGCAATGCAAAGCGGCATGTCACCCTGCGGCTGATCCGTCAATTTCGGTGACGGGAGCCATGAGGATAGGGAGGAAGGCTTGGACGAAGCTGCCGAACCTGGCCGGATGCTCGCGGCGCGATCCCGGTTGCAACAGAGCCTGATACGGGCGGAGCGCGCCGTGGAGGCCGCGCAGAAGGGATTGGTGTTCCATCGGGCAGCGCGGTTTGTTCACGGCGGGACGGGCGCGCGGGCGGCGCCGGCGATGGTGGTGCAGCGTGGCGGCGCCGGCGATGCGGGACCGGCTCGTGAGGGCTTGCACGCGCCGGCGATGGCGAACGCTGGGCCAGAGCATGGCAAGGCCGATCGAGAGGCGAGACGCACGGCCGCCGTCGCTGCCGCCGCTCGGCAGACGAAGGCTGGGCCGGGCGGCGACCGCATGCACCCTCGCGGCGATCGGCAGGCGCAGGCGGCAGGGCCGCAGCCGGCGCTGTTGGTCGCATCGGGCCAGGGTCAGCATCCGGCGGCCGGCAGCCTACGCCGGGT